TGCATATCATCTTCAACAGCATTAAAAAAGTATGGAATGACTTTAGTGGAAGTCATACTGTATTTTGTCTTGAAGGCCGCAGTTGGCGCAAAGACTTTTATACACCTTACAAGGCCAATAGAAAGATTGCAGCTAGCAAACGTACTGAACGAGAAGTAGAAGAAGATGCTGTGTTCTTTGAGAGCATGGACAACTTCATTGACTTCATAACTAACAAAACAAACTGCACAGTGTTGCGTCATCCCAATGCAGAAGCAGATGACATGATTGCACGATGGATTGCGCTGCATCCAGATGATCAACATGTGATTATCAGCAGTGACAGTGACTTCCAACAGTTGATTGCCAAGAACGTTGTAATCTACAATGGTATTGCCAGTTTGCTGTACACACACAAAGGCATTTTTGATAAAGACGGCAACATTGCCAAGAACAAGCAAGGTGTGGATTTATCTATCCCTGATCCCGAATGGTTGCTGTTTGAAAAGTGTATGCGTGGCGACGACAGTGATAACGTGATGAGTGCATATCCAGGTGTGCGTAAAACAAAGCTGCATGCAGCGTTTGAAGATCGTCATAACAAGGGATATGTGTGGAATAATCTCATGCTTAGCAAGTGGTTAGATCACGAGAATGTTGAACACAGGGTGCGAGACGATTACGAGCGAAACCGTCAATTAATCGACCTTACACAACAGCCTATGGATCTTATTGAAAAGTTCGACCGTGTGATAGTAGACTGTACAAATAGAGAACCTCGTAAGCAAATCGGCCTTAACCTCATGAAGTTTTGCAATATGCACGGATTGGTGCGAATTGAAAAACAAGTGTCTGAATTTTCTGCAACGCTGAGTTCACTATATGACGGCAAACTCAAAACGGAAACACAATGATAACTTGGCAACTTAAAGATCTTACAGAAACCAGTTGGATACTGTCTAAGGATGGTACAAAAACTGCATTGGTAGTGGCAACAGCAGAAGGCATCAAAGTTATAGGGCAAATAGAAAAGAAACTGTTTGCCAGTGCAGATGAGCTAGGCGAGTATCTCGGCGGCGACATAACTGTTGAATCGCGCGAAGCTGACAACGACGACGGCGACGAAATTGGACAAGTCAACGGATATCCTATCAAACACAAAGCTGCATTTGATATTGTAGAAGGCGACATTGTGACATATGCACGAGCCGCCAACAGCAAAGCTAGATTTGCAGCAGGATACTATGCATTGGAGTTTGGTCATGGGTGGACAGCAAGTTATTGCCCTAGACTTCAAACTCTCGAAGACAACACATACATTGGCCCATATCGTAACAAACTGGAAATGCAAAATGCAATGTCACAAAAGAAAAGGGTTAGTAAACTATGAACGATGAAAAACCACAACTGCGTAGTTTTCTAGACAAGTGTCGTGTGGCAAAAGGTGCACAAAGCAAAGAAATACGACTGACTATACAGGAAGCAGAACAACTTGGTGCTGCCATAGGTATACTGTTGGCCAGAGAGTTGGAGATGGCAGAACAGATAATTAGTTTGCAATCGCAGATATTGAATGCCGAAGTGCAGCAGGACGGCGGCGGGTTTTGAACTGGTAGGTTGATAAATATCGTGCAGCATCAGGAGGCACGATGTCTAGACCTAAACCGACCATACTACTGTCGTATACCGACCCTGCTACATATCGTGCAGAAGAAGTTTTGGAAGCATCTGGCATTTACGCTGTCTTCCTTGACAATAAACCTATTAACCTCAGAACCTTGAACAGTCTTGTAAGCTATCCAGGTCCAAAATACCGCAAGGTAAGTTTTAGTAATCCTGGACATGCGTTCAACTTGTGTACAAAGTTGAATACAATGTTTAAAACTGACAAGTTCAGTGTAGTACTGTTGGTTGCAGGCCAGCAGATCGATGAAGAATAGCCGCACAGATTGGATACCCACTACCGATCCAATGGATTGGATAAAACGATATGGGGTGAGTGATTCTCGCCCTGTACATCTTCCCGACGAAGAACAAGACCCCACTTACCAACAGTTGACACTGCTACGACAACAGTTGTTTGTTAACCAAGGATGGCGACTAACAAAACGTGGGCTCACAGTGCTTACTGGCAAATACACTCACTATACCAGCACACACGAAGACAACAAAATTATGACAGGCAGAGTATTATTAAACATGGACAACGCTGTGCTAGGTCCGTGGGCGTGGGGATGGAAAGACTCTACAATAACAGTGTTTGACTCTGCTATACACTTTGAGTTGCAAATGTGCAACGGTAGCGCACAACAATACATAAACTTCAAAAACTAGCTTGACCTTGTTGTACAGACTATGATATAGTAGAGTTGTAACAAGGGAGCGCACACAATGGACCAAGCAGCAGCTAAAGCAGCTAAAGCAGCCGCAGCAAAACTCAAACGTGCAAACGCAGCAGTAGAACGTAGTAACGCACTGTGCCGCACTCTGCTAGAGGAAGCAAAGCAGGGCGGCAGCTATAGCCTTTACAAAATGGCTTGTGACGAACTGTGGCGTGCCGAAGAAAAACTCAAACAGTTGATGGCTGCATAAATGACAACTGATATACCCGGCAACGAACCCTGCTACACTTCCAATGTACAACTGTGGAATGAATTCGCTGCCAGCTATAAACAGCGTTTTGGATTTGGCCCAAACCCCAATGCCGACTTCACTGAAGCATTTTGTGCGCAGTGGATCGATACTGAATTGTTGCAACTGAAACAGAAAAAAGCAGTTGACAGCACGAAATAATCTGCTATTGTGAATTATCGAAACAACAACACACGGAGACTACAAAATGGCTACTGCAACTTCCGCAACTAAGAATCGCATGCTGGAATCAGCTAGCGTTACTCCCGCACGCCTTAAATTGGCAATTCGTCACAGCTTGAACCGTAAGCGTCCGCTGTTTATTTGGGGACCTCCGGGCATTGGTAAATCGGACATTGTTGCCGAAGTTGCACGCGAACAAGGTCGTCCGCTGATTGACATTCGTTTGCCGCTGATGGAACCCACTGACATGCGCGGTATTCCTTACTTGGCAGATGTCAAAGTGTTCGATAAGGATGGTGTGTTGGTACGCGACGAAACTGGTGTGCCGTTGACTGACAAAGTATTCCGTTGGTCCACTCCGTCGGACTTGCCCACTGATCCCATGAGCAACGCACTGGTGTTCTTCGACGAGATGAGCGCGGCCCCGCCCAGCGTACAGGCTGCTACCTATCAGATCATTCTTAACCGCCGCATTGGCACTTATCAATTGCCCAAGGATGTTGTTATCCTTGCTGCTGGTAACCGCGTTAAGGACAAGGGTGTTGCTTATAACATGCCTATGCCTTTGGCAAACCGTTTCTCACACTTGACGCTGCAAACCAGCTTTGACGATTGGCAGGAATGGGCTGTTATGAATCGTGTCCACAAGGACATTGTGGGTTACTTGAGCTTCCAACCCAACGACTCGATGGCAGACAAGCCCAGCGCAGACAGCTATGCGTTTGCAACTCCGCGTTCGTGGTACTTTGCAAGCGAACTGCTGCAAGAGCCGGACGACATGGGTAACTTGGTCGATGTGGACCTGCCAATGGAAGTGTTGGGCGACTTGATCAAAGGTACGGTTGGCGAAGGACCGGGCGTCAAGTTTATGACGTATCGCAAGCAGGCTGCGAACTTGCCGGCTGCCAAAGACATCCTGAGCGGCAAGGTTACCAAGCTAAACAGCAAGCAGATTGATATCATGTATGCGCTGACCACTGCGCTGTGCTATGAACTGCAAGATGCCAGCAAGGATGTGAAAACCAATCCCAAGGCGCACACCGAGTTCCATGAACAAGTGGATCGGTTCTTCCGGTTCATCATGGACAACTTCGAAGATGAGTTGGCCGTGATGGGTGCTAAGACTGTGTTGGGCTTGTATAAGCTGCCGATCAATGCACCCAAGCTGAAGCATTGGGTCGAGTTTACTAAGAAGTATACCGACCTTATCCCTAACATGTAAGGTTGAAAATACCGCAGCAGGCGTCATAGACATTGACGCCTGCTGTATCAATTGCTATTGTAGGCTGTATAGGAGGACTAACTCATGATTAACAAAAATGCTGTCACTAAGAAGATCAGCCAGGCACGCCTCAAGCTGCTGTTTTCACAGCCGTTCTTTGGTACGTTGACTATGCAGCTTCCGCTTGTTGACGCCACTGACGCAGGATGGTGTAAGACTGCTGCGGTCGATGGGCGTAACATCTACTACAATCGCGATTTCTTTGCAGAGCTTGATGTTGAAGAAATTGTGTTTGTGTTGTGCCACGAAGTACTGCACGTTGCGTTGGATCACTTTGGTCGTCGTACCCATCGCGACCGCGAATGGTGGAACATGGCAAACGACTATGTGATCAACGGCATGCTGACTACTGATAAGATCGGTAAGATGCCTACGAAAAAGGTTGCAGACGTAGACGATGCAGGCGAAGCCAATCAGCGTGTTGGCTTGTATGACGAACGCTATCTCAAGTGGACGTCTGAAGCTGTGTATGACGACCTTGAGAAGCGCAAGGTCAAGAAGCAGATGACCTTGGACGTTCACCTTGATATGGGCAAGGATGGTAACGGTAAAGGTAGCAAAGGTCCACAGCCTGTAGACGGCGACGGCAATCCCATCAAGATCAGCGAAGAAGATCTTGCTAAGATCCGCGACGAGTTTAAGAACAAGGTACTGCAAGCTGCGCAAGCTGCTGCTGGTAAGATGCCTGCAAGCTTGCAACGACTGATTGACGACTTGGTTGAGCCTAAGATCAGCTGGCGCGATCTGTTGCAGCAAAACATCCAAAGCTGCATTACCGATGACTTCACGTTCATGCGTCCTAACCGTAAGCACATGTATTCAGGTATCTTCCTACCCGTGCTGGACAAAGACGAGACTATCGATGTGGCAATTTCCATCGACATGTCGGGTTCGATCAGCGATAGCATGGCCAAAGACTTTCTTAGCGAAGTATATGGCATGATGAGCTGCTACAACGACTTTACTATCAGCATCATTTGCTTTGATACGCAGGTATACAACTATCAAGTGTTTACCAAAGAGACTGCGGAAGACCTGTTGGACTATCAGTGCAAAGGTGGCGGCGGTACTGATTTCTCTGCATTCTGGAATTTCTGGATGGAGAATGAAATCGAACCCAAGAAAGCTGTGGTGTTTACTGACGGCTACCCGTATGGTAGTTGGGGACCTGAACACTATTGCGACACGCTGTGGGTTATCACAGAAGGTCACAAGACTCGTGTTAAGCCGCCGTTCGGCGAGTACGCCTACTACGACCACGACAACGGCGTGGCAGAAATCGGTGCAGCCGGATAATCCGGCTGCACTATTAACTAATGAGGTTAGCATGAAAATAAATCTACATCACGGAACTTTGGGCATTGCACGATATGAATTTTCTAACAAATTATTAGAACAACTTGTTGCGGAGTTTTGCGAAGAATACAACATTCAACCCTCCGACACCACAATTTATGAGTTGAAAGATTATAACAAACAATTGCCAATACTTGTAAATTGGGCAGTTTCTACAGGGTGGAAAATTAACACTTGGGAATTAAAGAGACACCCAGACAACGGAAATCTATTTGCATACGGTTTAGATTTTGCCGATGATTGCCCATATTTTATGGAAGCACGACTGAAATATTCGTAATTCTACAAATTACCTGTACACTGTTACTGTAAAACACAGATACATAGTATATCAGGAGAACAACATTGACACCAGGCGAGTTTAAACCACAGCTAATGCAACTTACATCGCAGTTAAGCGTTATGGTAGCAGAGCGTCTTGCATTTTGGAGCAAAGACATCAACGGATCAGAACGCAAGCGTATCATGGATATGATAGAAGGGCAATTGCCTGCTGTTATAGCGAATACAATTGCAAAGACTCCAAGCTTGCATAGCGCACATGGCGTGCAATATTTGGAAGAACACTTAGAGGATTGGGCCGATACGTGGGCCAAGAAGTTTATAGGCAAGGATTGATTGCGCACACCACGTTACAAGGTAACAGCGTGGTGGCTGAATTAGACCGCTGCGACGACTTTGCTATGGCAATTTTCGAAATGAACCTGCAAATGGCATATCCTGATGCTCGCATAGTCGTAGCAGAGTCTAAGTATAAACAGTTGACAACTAAGATAGTAAAGATTCATTTTTCTAACCCCGAAGATGCATTGCACTTCGTATTAAGCCATTAGGAGGCACATATGGATACTATGAAACTTGGCCGCGAGATGATGATTGTCAGCGGCGATCTCAAAGACGATGCCGAATCTTGCAACTGGGCAAGGGTTGGACAAATTCTTACTCAACTAGGCGCACCTCGTATGCCGCGTAGTGTAATGGATATGACTGCCAAGGATAGAGCAATTATTGCAGATGCTATAAAATCACTGCAAGACCGATCAAAAACTACCGTATAAAGCCGCAACGACAATTTTAAGTGTGTCGTTAATAAATAGTACCACAACGTTTATTGGTGGTATTGATATGCACAAGGCGATTAAACTGATTGGCATTTTTGTCGTAACGTTCAGTATATTCTTAGTAGCTGGTGGGCTAGGACTGGTGTGTGAGTATATACACAACGATTTAATTGTCAGCACCACTACATTTTTAGGATCATTTGGTGTACTGAGTAGTTGTGTGATACATTTTTATCATAGTATTGCCTAATTTTTTCAAAATAAGTTGACCTTAACCGTTTAAATACTCAATACTTTTAAACTAGGTGTATTAAGGAGACTTATATGAACGATCAAACCGTACCGAGCCAGCAGCCAGAAGACTCAGCTATCACGCTAGTTGACTTACAAAACATTATTTCAGTGCTGGATTTGGCTAGCAGCAGGGGCGCATTTCGCGGACCTGAATTGGAGCCAGTGGGGCAACTATACAATAAATTCAAACGTTTTGTAGATGCAGCCGCAGCAAATGCAGCCGCACAACAGGAGAGTCAAAACAATGGCTGAAATGCTTAAACATATCGGTATGCTTGAAAACACTGGCAAGAATGTTGTCGTTGTGTTCATGAGTTTGCCGAACGACGAAGAGAATGCATTGGTCATCGACACCGATGCACTGCCTGATCAATACAACGAAGCACTGCGCAGAATTGTAGAAAGCACAGAAGGTCAACAGGCCAAGGATCTGGCAGACATTCTCGGCCGCAGACCAAGTCCAGATGGCAGCAGTCAGACTATGTTGCAAAAGCTGCATGTCAGTCAACGCTTGATGAAAGTTCCCGTTGACATTGTACACATGACTCCTCGCCGAGGTATGAAGTTTCCACTTCGTAGCATACTTGACCAG